GGTGTCAGTGGCCTTCGAGGGGGCCTTCGAGCGGGGCTTGGCTGCGGGCGCCGGCTCGGATCCGGTAGCCGGTCCGTCGGCGGTCTCCTCGCTCCCGTTCTCAGCGGCCGACGGTGCAGGCTCGAAACTCCAGCCGGAGAACCCGGCGATCGGCTGCGGCCAGTCCACCGACTCGCCCGACACCACCGCGCAAGCGGGGTAGAGAGTGCCGTCCGTGTCGCGCACCTCCATCAGGTGCGCCGTATACGGCTGTGTGTTCGTCTGCCGCTGCGCGGGCACGGCGCCTCCCAAGGAAGTGAGAAAGGAAGAAAAAAGAACCGGCCCGACCCGATCGGGTCAGCCGGTGATTTCGAAGTCGTCCGCCCAGTACGAGATCGCCGCCTCGAACACGCCCGGGCGCTTCGCGAACGCCTCCTCCGGGTCGGAGAAGGCCACGTCCACGAACTTCGGCTCCTCGGCGACCGACCGGAATCGGCCGCCGTGGGTCTTGTCGAACGGCAGACCGCCGACCCGCTGGAGCACGAGCTCGACGGCGGCATCGAGTGCCGTCTGCTCGTCCTCCCCGGAGCCCTGCGAGTTCTGGATCGGCCAGTTGATCTGCAACTCGAGGTTGTAGTGCGCCATGCGCCTCACGTTCGCGAACCGGTCCTCACGGAACCCCCGCCGGATCACGTACAGCGACCGGGCGCGCTGGCGTGGTGTACGCGGGCGGTAGGCCTGCACTACGTCGAAGGGACCGCCCGCCGAGGCCAGCAGCTTCGGAAGCACGTCATCGGTTGCGTTCAGCCAGTCGGCCTCACGCTGCACCGCGTCCGCCGTCGTGACCGGATCGCCTACCGCCACCAGGTCACCTCCGGCCTCTACGGGTCCTGTACTGCCGGGTCCGCTGATGCCGCACCCGGTGCCGAGTCGCGCGCTGCAGTTGGCGGCGCGCGTGATGCCGTCGGGCGTGCTCCATCTGCTTGCGGGCCTTATGGAACCGGGTCGCGCCCTTGCCGTACGCCGGGCGCCGCGCGGTCATCCCCGCCCGGCGACCGCGCCGCGCCGGCGAAGCGGTCGCACGCGGCCGGCGCGAGGCAGGCTTCGACGTCGCCAGCTTGCGATGCCGGCCCTTGAGCGCCTGCGAGATCTTCTTGCGGGTAGCCGTCGACATCGGCTTACGCTTGCGGGCCCCGGCGACCCTCTTGTGGTGCCTGCCCTTGAGACTCGCGGAGATCTTCTTGCGGGTCGCGGTCGAAAGCTTGTGCCCTTTGTGGTGTCGGCCCTTCAACCGCTTCGAGATCTTCTTGCGGGTCGCGGCTGACAGCCTGTGGCCACGGCGTGCCACGCCTACTCCCGCATGTACGCGGTGAGGATGTCGGTGGCTTTCGCTTCCAGCTCCAGCGGATTGTGTCCCGTGTCATCGAGCGGGTTGAGTTCGCTCGCGACGATCGAAGCAACCAGGTACTTGCACGCACGTGCCAGATCCGCCGGGACCGTGGAGTAGCCGCCGCTGTACGTCGTGACGATCGTCGTTCCTGCGGGCACGAACGTGCCCAACTGGAACCTCACGTGACCGGTGTCGGGTTCGTATTGCAACGTGGACGGGTCGACGACCTGCGCGCCCGAGAACGAGCGCAGCAATTCCACCTGGCTGATCGAGCCCGTCCAGTACTCGGGGACACGTGGTGGATAGGACCTCACCCAGTAATGGCGTACCAGCATCGTCGAACCGAGCGACTGGCCGCGCGAGAACCCGAGTTGGCTCGTCGGGTCCAGCGGAATGTATGCGTCGAGCGCGTCCTCGATGTCGAACGCCTCGGCGCGCTGGGTCTCTACCAGGTTCGCGAACTGCGCCAAGCGACGGTCGGCGATCGACTCGCACAGCCTTGTCGCTTCGATCAGGAGGTCCTGTTGAGCTGACGGGTTGGTGTAGTCGCGCAGAAGGTCGGCGAACGCGCCTTCGCTGACCTGCGCCCAGGTCACCAGCGGTGTGGCGCTGTCGCCGGCCATGGCCTGCTACTCCTGGACTTCCGTCTTCGCGACTGTCTTGGGCGCGGCGGACTTCCGGGTACGCGGCGGTGCGGGAGCGTCCTTCGCCTTCGCTTCCCCGTCGTCGCTGCTCTCGGCGCCGCCGCCCGTGGGGCTCGCATCGGTCTCGGGCTCCGGAACGGACACGAAACCCGCGCCGGGGATCTCCAAGAGTTCGGCGGCGAGAGCTTCATCCTCGATCTCGACGACATCCTCAGGGGTGTTCCACACGTAGCCGCCCGGCGCAGAGCCGGGGGCGTTGGTCTTGCGCAGCCACGCCGACATTGCGCAGCCTCCTTTGCGTCGCGATGGGTTGCGGGGAGGCAGGCCCCGGCCGGGCCAGATCCGGCCGGGGCTGCGCACGGTCAGACGAGGCTGACGGTCCTGGCCAGACGGCCGCCGTACTTCGGCGCGCGCAGGCCAAGGGTCGTATCGGTGACCGCGGCGAACGGCAGAACGTCGGGCGCGGTCGTGGTCGGCGCGAGCGGGATGATCTGCATGTCTCGCGTGTACGGCCGGACCAAGAAGTTCGGGTCCTTCGGCACGAGGTAGATGTCCTCCATGCCGGCGCCGCGCGCCTTCGCCCCGGCGTTGGTGCCGACGTACGCCGACGGGCCGGTGTTGCCCGAGGAGTTGGTCAGCAGGTTCGCGCCGGTGTCGATGATCGAGGTCACCGCTGCGCCGGTGGTGTCGAACGCGTCCACGACACCGAGCAGGGTCTCGTTGCCGCTCGAGGTGGAGCGGTAGACCTTGTACAGGATCGGGGAAGCACCGTCCGGCATGTTCGCCGGGGTGGAGAACGACAGCGTCACAGTCGAGGTGGAGCCGGTCGTGGTCTGCTGCACCTCGTTGGAGACCTGGATCTCGCCGAATCGGGCGATGACGGCCGAGACCTGGTAGCTGTAGGTCGCCGCCGCCAGCGTGCCGCCGGTCGTCGCGGTCGCGGTGGTCACCGCGCCCATCTGGTTGGAACGCGGGGAGAGGAACGAAGACTCGATCATCGGGACGTTGCGGTAGGTCGGCACGACCAGACCGGCGGCGACCTCGACCTCGCCGATGAACCTCTGCTGCGCGGTCAGGGTCTGGGAGACCGAGCCGAGCATGTTCGGGGACATGATGAACATCCAGTTCGGGTTGGATGTCGGCATGCCCGCATTCGCTGCGACCAGCGCCATGAGCTGATCGAGGTTCTTCAGGGTGAAGTTCGCGCCCCCGAGGTCGATCGCGTTGGTGTAGGCGTTGGAGCCGGTGCCGTTGGTGAAGTTCGCCACCAGGTAGTCCAGGCCGGTGCAGATCGGGTAGACGCCGTTCGCGGTGGCCGGGTCCGAACCCCACATGAAGTCGTTCTCGACGGTCCAGAGCATCGACTGGACGGTGCCGTCGACCTCGAGCTGGCGCAGGTCGCCGACCAGGTCGCGGGTGACGGTCTGGGCAAAGCCCGTGACCGCGCCGACGGCCTGGAACAGCTTGATGTTGAAGAACGCCTGCTCGTAGGTGCTGTTGCCGATCGGGCGGGCGCCGCCGTCAACCACGCCGCCAGCGTCCGGCCGGGACACGCGACGGTTGAAGAAGTACTGGGTGGAGCCCCACTGCTTAGACGGGATGGCCGCGAGCAGCGGCGCGAACCGCCGCTGGTACTCGAGCAGCAGCGGGTCGATCTGCTTCTGGATCAGGGGGCTGACGGTGCTTGCCGCCGTCAGGGCCTCTTCGAGCTCGGTGGGCATGGTGCCCTCGCTTTCTTCCGGGCATGCGAAAGCCCCCGCGGGCTGGGTGCCGGCGGGGGCTTTCAGGTCGATGAAGGGTGTTTTGCAGGCCCCTCATCGGGGCCCGTGGTTGTGGCTTGCGGCGGTGGTGCTAGCGGCCGACCGGGCCGAGGAGGAGCTCGGCCCGGTTGTCCCACAGCTGGGTGGGGCTCAGTTCCTTCTCGCCACTGTCGGTCTCGGTGGTGCGGATGCCGGTGCGCGGCGGCAGGCCGTACTGGCTGACGATGCTGTCGCGGATCGCGGGGATCGCCTGGGCGAGCGCGCTGTTGACGGCGGTGGCGACGGTCTCGGCGAGGTCGGTCTTGTTGACCGTCTCGGCGGCCGGGGCCTGCTCGACGGCGGCCAGCGGCTCGGGGGTCGGGGCGACCGGCTGCTCGACGGCCGGCGCCGGGGCGGCCTCGGCGACCGGGGGCCGCACCGCGGCGAGCAGTTGCGTGAACTGCTCCTGCGACAGCTGGATGACCGGGGCCTGCGTGGGCGCGGCCGGGGTGGAGGGGGTGGCCGCCTCGGCGGCCGTGGTGGTCTCGCTCACGGCGGACTCCTTCACAGGGTTGGGCTGCGGCACCGGATCTGGCACCGCTACCGGCTCGACGTGGCCGCCGGGCTGGTCGATGGATTCGGGGTGATCGGCAAGCTGTTCAGTCACCGTCGCTCCGTCTGCGGTCGGCGCTGTGCTCCGCGTCGACTCCGAACCCGACGCGCCGCACACTTCGCACCCGCACGCGCACGGGCAGCCTGAGCCGCCGACCATCTCGTCTGGGACGGCGCATCCGCAGCCGCACGGGCAGCCGGAACCAGGCGCACAGTCCTCGGTTTCGTCGTCGTCCGGAGTGGCTGCCTCCGGATCCTGGGGGTCAGCGTCTTCGCGCATGTCACCGTCGGTGTCTTCGGCAGGGGCACCGGGCACGTCGATGTCGGCGTCGAAGTCCGGGTCGAGGGCGCCGAGCGCGTCCATGGCCGCGCCCATCGCTGCGGACGCGACGGCGCGCAGCGAGGACGGGTCGAGGTTCGGGGCGCGCAGGGTGAGCGAGACGGGTCCGTTGTAAGCGTCGATGGCGAAGCCAGCGCCGGCAGGGGCCATGGCGTCGTAGCATTCGCGGATCTCGCCGAACCTGGTGCCGGCGGACTCCTTGAGGGAGCCGTCCTTGTTCCAGTTGTCCGGGATCATCTTGGACAGGCCGAGTGCGGCCGCACGGTCGACGATGTGGGCCCGGATCTTGTCGTGGTCTGCGCCGCCGCGGCCGACGGCACGAATCGCCCGGCGCAGATCGGCCTTCGACTTGATCGGGTAGGACGGTTCGCCGTCGACGTTCTTCATCGCCTGGCCCTTGTCGAGCGCGTCGCGCTTCTGCGCTGCGGTATAGGCCTCATCGGCGACGGGCTCGACCTGGCCCGTGGTGGTTTCGGGCATGGGGTCCTCCCAGGTTTCGAAGATGGCCACGCAGCCCGGGCGTGCAGGCGCGGACTCGGTCGGCTCGTCCGGCAGATCGATGAGGGCGCCGGTTACCCCAGGGGTTGCCGTGAAGTCGACGGCGTCGATTTCCAAATCTGACGCCGACATGATCGACTCGCCGTCGACCTTCTCCTGCCGCGGGTCGATGAACCAGCCGTGGATCGACACCGATCTGAGCGCGGGCGGCGAGCCGTCGGCGGGACGGACGAGCGCGGCGATGTCGCGCGCGGGAGCGGTGTTGTACCACTGGAACTTGAAGCGGCCACGGCCCTGCTCGTCCTGGTCGACCTCGGTGACCCTGCCGACAATCAACCTGCTGTTATCTTTTGCGTCGTGGTGCGTCCGCATCACGATCGGCAGCCCGTCGGGGTCGGCGATGCGCGCCTGCATCCGGGCGACCGCCTTCGCGATCATCTCCCTGGTGTACAGTCTGCGGTTCTTGCTCACACCCGGGGCGAGGAATACCCCGCCCATGGGTTCGAGCAGCATGTCGGTGGCCATGTTCACCGCCCCAGCAGGCTGATGCACAACCCGGGCCATGCCGGCGTGGTGCCGCCGACCGTCCACGAGACCTGGCAGGTCGCTGGCAGCACGAGCGACGTTCCGCCCTGGACGTGCACGCCGATCGAGCCCTGCGCCTTGAGCGTCGAGGTCGTCAACTGGGTGAGCGTCAGCACGCCGGGAAACACGTTGCCGAAGTCGTCAAACACGTCGAGTTGGACAGTGAGCGTCGGCGTGGTGCCGGTCGGTGCGTTCGGCGCGTACACGGCGAGCCACAAGTCGGTGGCGTCGTGGATGTCGATCGGCGTGTTCGTGGGCGTGTTCAGCGACGTGCTGTTGCCGTTGCCGGTGATGGTGCCCTGGTGCTGCCAGAAGTACCGGCCGTAAGGGCTGTAAGCCATGCTGCTCCCTCCCTCGGGACCGGATGTCAGTCCGTGAAGTACTTCGCGTACGAATCGAGGTCGAACGATGCTGCTGACGTGCAGCGGCACCTCGGATGGGCGGGCTGGTCCGGGAACGCGCTCGGAGCGTAGGGCCCGTCGTCTTCGTTCTGTTCGCAGACGGGGCACACGCGGGCGTCCCCCGCGGTGATCCAATCAACTGCCTGAACGCCTTCGGTCGCATACAGCGCGAGGGCGCCGCGGCTCAGCGCGGTCTGCAGCGCCCAGTCGACGATGAACGAGACCGCGTCCGAGTTCGCCCCGGCGAGGATGTCCTGTGCGGCTGCGAGCATCTCGTCGTATCCGGCGCCGCGTGCGGCCAAGTCGGCCAGGGCGCGGCCGAGGTCGTCGGCGGCGCGGCCGAGCATCTTGCCGAGCCAGCCGTCCGCGTCGGACCAGATCTGTCCGAGGTTCGCGAGCGCCTGGTAGGCGTCGGCGTACGCGAGGTCGAAGTCGATCCCGAGTTTCCCGGCGGCTTGGCCTGCGGTGGCGATCGCGTCCGCGGCACCCTCGGCTTGCCCGGACTGAAGCAAGTGGCGCATCGCATCCCGTAGCGCCTGCCAGGCGCGGGATGCGGGAAGCCACGCCAGAAGAGTGAGTGCCGCGTCGTGCGCTGCCTGTCGCGCCCGGTCGGGGGCGCTGCGGTCCGTTGCGGCTTCAGCGAGCCCGAGCACGGGGCGTAGTGCCCGGATGAATCCGGGCACGTCGAGCGCACTGGTGGCGTCGCGCCAGGCCGCGCCGATGGCGGAAGTCTGCTTCGCCAGGAGTTCGTCGCGGCGCGCGAAGATTCTCGCCCACGTGCCCTCGAGTGAGCCGAGACGCAGTGTGGCCTCGAGGATGCCCTCGTCGTGCAGGTGCCGGCAGGCGAGTTCGACGGCGGCAACGCATCCGGCTTTGACACGTTCGGTCATGGGACCGCCGGTGCGGGCCCAGCCTTCGGCGTAGGCTTCGCGCGCCTGGTCGGCGATCGACGGCCCCGGCCGTGTCTCGACATGCGGGGCGAGCGGGATGTCGATCCGGGTGGTGCCGTGCACGACCGACAGGGCGCCGACGAGGAACGGCAGTTGCGTGAGACGGCCGACGGGGTCCGGCGCGTCCGCGGCGAAGTACGAAATCGAGCAGTGCGGCGTGAACCCGTGCTCGC